CTTGCAACGGTATATTCATAATTCACAAAATCCGAAGCAGGCTTAAATTTTTCAGGATAATCGCAAAGAACAGTTCCATCAGCATACGAAAAAGGAATATCACTTTTTTGCAAATGGACAAATCCGTTTACTATATTTCCACGTTTCACAAATTTTACATACCCGTTTGTAACGTTTAAAGTAATTGTAGATTTTTCAAACAAATTTTCCAATCTGTCCACATTTGGCTTATTAGAAATTGCCCTAAATTTTGAACTTTCGTTATACGTCAAATCAGTATCTGCTATACACTCATAGTAAAATTTTGTAACATTATCAAAGTAAAATTTCCCCTTAATTTTATTCCCAATATCTTGTATATTTCCACCAAATTCCAGTCCTATTATTTTCTCCAAAGCTGATATTTCTAGATAAGATTTATCAGCAACTTCTCTTGTTAGATAAGTCATAGAGTTATCTATTGTCACATTTAAAGTTGCAGCCTGATCTATTATAATAATACATTTTTCAACAATATCAATTGCATTTTTTCCATTATAAACTGGAATGTAATCGCCATCCGTTCCCTTGTTGTATGCGTATAATATTTCTGTTCCTGAATCATCCTGAGCATAAATTCCCATCTCTGAAATTTTATACGAATTTGTTATCGTGCTTGTTCCGCTCCCGGTTTTGTTGGAAACAATAAATGTAAATTCTACAATTCCGTTTTCTTTTCTTTCATAAGAATTAACTGGGAATTCGTTCCTTTTATCTAACAAATCAGTAAGTTCTCTATCATTCCCAGTATTATATCCTGCTCCAATTTTAAATTTTGTAATATTTATTTTTGTTTCATTATTTATTGCCTTTGCTAGAAGCTCTCTTCCTTTATTAGTCAATATCCAACCTATGTAATTAGCCATTTTTTTACCTCCTTATTCCTATCGTGTTTTCTTTCATTGTCACATTTATTATTCCCTTACTTAAATTCTGCTCCATCCAAGGAAGTTCAAAATCTCTTTCGTTTAGAATATTAATTATTTGTTTTTCAGAAAAAATTCCAATGTATTTTCCAAAATTTTCACTTCTTTCAAACGTCAATGCTTCCAGCCAGCTACGTTCATTCTTATATTCGTTCACAACATCGAGTACTTTCAGATAGTCTTTTTCATCTTTCAGTTCTCCCAATGTAGATATTTTAAAATATCCTGGCTTTCCACCATACTCGAACCACTCCTTTATTTCGGCATTTCCAAAAAGTATTTTACAAATTGTTTTTACACTTCCTAGAGTTCCTTTATTAAAATGTGCTACGACAGCCATCTTCACAAGTTTTCTTTTATTTTCAATAGTCGTGTTTTCTCCAACATAGTCAACATGATATTCCCACAATAAATAATCAATTTCCGTTTCACTTAATTTATCAATATCAAGAAAAAATTTACTCATTATTCTGTTTTTCTGCTGTTTTATTGCATAATCTATTGATTCATATATCCATTTTGTTATTTTATCTGTAAGAGTCGATTTTGCGGCAATATCAGTTAACTTTAAATCTTGTACAGTTATCATAACTCTTCAACTCCTTGATAGTTACTTGTTATGCTGTTATTTATTCCAACCTGGTTAAAATTCAATTTTTGGAATACAGGGCTTCTTAGTACCACTCTTTTTACTCCAGCTATTTTTAATCTTTTAATCAGCTCATCTGGATTTATGTCCTTGCCTATTTTCTCTTTCTGCCATTCAACATATTCCTGAACCGTTTTTTCTACGTTAGATTTAATAACATTTACAAGAGTTTCATTATCTTTGTCAATATAATAGTTAAAATCTATTGAATAATTAATTTTGTTTGGCTCCTTGATATTTACTTTATCAGTAAGGGGACGCACATTTTCATCATTTAAAATGGCTTTTACTTTTTCTTTTAACTCCTGACTTACGGTACTGTTATTAGTCCATATGTAAATATCTACATTAGTTGCAGAAGGCGAATGGACTTTAACATCTATAATGTTTGTGCTTGCCGTCTTAGTCCAAAAAGTGTATGCTCCCGAACTTCCAGCTGTGGTAAAGCTCTCAGGAATTTCCCTTATTCTCTCTCTGTAGCTTTCGTCTGCTTCTTCATTTGTCCCTGAATTACTTTCTGTGATATTTTCAACCTTTGCATAATTAGGAAATATATCAACCATATCCTTAATTTGCCCAACCGGGATACCGTTTCCAATAATTCCAAACGTATTACATGTGGCTTTTCCATCAACTGACAGATTTCCTTTTGTTATCTTGTATTCCTCATCTGTTTCAAAATAAAGCTCGTTGTATCTAATTCTTGAGCCTTTTGGGATTACAGTATCCGTTGTTTGAATGTTTGAAATATAGAATCTAAATGTAACTACTGCTGGCTGTTCAATAAGCCTTTTACCTCTGTTTCCGTAAAACTCTCCTTTCAGATCCAGCCTTTCATCCCTTGCAAACCTTAAATAATTCTGCTTAATATCATCGTTGTATTTTTCTTCTAGTAAAGCCAGCTGATATGCAACTGTGCTGAAAATTAATGTTTCAGGGCTTGCTTCTGTCAAACTCCGTCCGCTAAGTTCCTTAAATTTATTAATCATATCTCTTTTTATTTCCCAAGCATCGCTATCTATTGCTTCATATTCCTCAAAATCATCCAATATTTATCACCTCAATTCCCAGTTCAATATCAAAATCATTATTGTGTTTATCTGTCATTTTTATTTCTGTGGTTTTTAAAATTGCCCTCGGCTCATATTTCCTGAACATCTCAAGCAACTGAGACATTATTTTATTTTCCACTACATTTATATTTTTATCTATTAAATCACTATCAAAGCTAAAGTCCCTGTTGAGTGGCTGTTCTTCCTTGCAAACTCTTAAAAGCGTTCCAACATTTGTTACAACTTCTTCGACATAATTTTTTGGAGCGTAATTAATTTCTTCGTTAGATGAAACATATATCATTATTTACCTCCAATCTGATTTCTTAAAAAATTCAACAAGATCTGTCTGTCGGTTTCAGAAAAATTTTTAGCATAATCAATCATTTCATTAACTTTATCTGCTGTAATCATTCCAGCCCTTACCAAATTCATCAGTTCATCAATTTTTGCGTCTTTCTTGATTTTTTCAAGCTGTTCTAATATTTCCTTTTTCTTATTTTCTGCAATCTGAATAGCTTTATCCACTTTTTCAAGCGTGCTATCTACTTTATTTTTTACTTTTTCAGAAAATTCCTGTAATTTTGTTTTTTGTTCAATTTCAACATTTACAGCTTCTACTTCTGTAAGTTCTTCCTGTTCTTTTTTTTGAGCTTTCAGCTGTTCTATTATCTGATTATATTTTTTAGGATTATCTATATATTCCTTTAACGTTAGGTCTAAATTTATATAATCAAACTCGGAAGTTTCTCTGTTGAAATAAGAATTCTTTTCGCTTATATCTGTTATCAAAAACGGAAAAGCTCCAAACGTTTGTCCTCCAAAAGTTAAATAGCCATACTCTCCAAACTCCCACATAGTTTTTATTTTATCAAGCTGTTCCGATGGTGTGGTTTCATGTATTAATGAAGAAATTAATGTAATTCCAAAAGTTATTTCCGTTAATTCCCTGCCTTGATGTCTTAACATACCAGGTCCGTATATTGGATTGTGTTCAGAAATTTTAGATTTATATGATCTATTTATCTGATTATTGATTGAAAATACTTTCTTGTCAGATACTTCAAACGTTACATCTCCAAAACTTCCCACCATCACTCAGGCCCTCCTGTCTTATCGCCGCCAATCATAACGCCACTATGTTTATGTGTATTAAGATTAATGCTTCCGCCAGTTTTTGTAGTTCCGCTAACTTCTAGATCTCCCTTAATTACAATTTTGCCAATATTCAAAGTCAACGTGTTTTTATCGTAGTTCCAGCTTCCGCCATCAGAAAAAGTCCTTTTTACTTCACTTTCGCTATCAGAAGTGCCTCGCATAGGACAGCCAAGCACAATTCCCTGTTCAGGCATTTCTGAAAAAAATAAGCAATAAACGGTTTGCCCTAGTCCAAGTGTATAATTATCACTGTGGCTTTCAGAATAAGGAACTAACACATTAAGCCAGTCCGTCGTTTTATCGTCATCGCCCTTTAACAGCACTCTTACTTTTCCAGTTTTTGAATTTATTGCACTTACTTCTCCTGCTTTTAATGTTTCAATCAATTTAACCACCTGCCTTATCACTTTTTTTGTAACAAAAAAATCACAATCAAATTAATGACTGTGATTTTAAATATTTTTAAAAAACTATTCTATTTCCAATTCTTTCTCTAAGGCTTCTTGCAACACTTTTGAAAAATTTATATTATATCTTTTTGCTGTTTCATTAAGCCAGCTTGGTATAGTTACATTTTTTCTAACCGTTGTTTTTTGTGTTTCTTTAACGTATTTCAGTAAATCTAATCCAACTAAAGTTGTGTATGAATTTTTTACAGCTTCTTCTATTTCTTTCTTTTCTGTATCTTTATCGTATAATGTTTCAAAATAGGCTCTTATATCTATTTTTTCAATTTCTGTTGCTTTTGGAAGTTCCTTTTTTTCTAAAAAATCTTCCATTAATACCGTACCTATATAGTCTGTTGCCATATAGTAGGCATCTTCTAAATCGCTACCACATGTCGCACCGCCTAAATCAGGAAAATGAATGCTATAGCCTTCTTTTTCTTTAGAAAAAATACTTGGGTACACTACATACATAATTAACCTCCTATTTTTGAAATGAGGAACAGGATTTATTTCAATCCTGCTTGTCTTAATATCGCTCTTTCGAGATTCTTATTAAGTTCCCCACTATGACAAGGCACTTCGGTTACCTTACCGGTATCGAAATTCTTAAATCTTCTATGAGAGCCTTTTCCACCTTTTATTTCAGTGAAACCATTTCTCTTTAAAAATCTAATCATTTCTTTTGAATTCATTGGCATCCTTACCACCTCAAATATATTATACATCAAAATACGTATAAAGTCAACGTTTTTTTATCACAGTTATTATATTTAATTGTAATTGTCCTAACAATAATCTATTTCTTCTTATTTCTTGCTTTCCGTCCTCTTTTCTTACCAGAACTCTTGTTGCCTTTACCTTTTCTGCCTTTAGATTTAGCCTGTTTTTCTGCTTCTTTTTGCCTTTGTTCCTCTTTAGTCTGGGCAATCGCATTTTGTTCGGCATTTTCTCTTGCTCCAAGTTTCATAGCATTGATTTCACAAGTGTAGTCGCCAGTTACATTATGCGTTACTTTATCTATAACATACTTTCCTTCAAATTTTCCCCAACTCTCATCTAGTTCTATTATTGCTCCTGCCAAGTATTTAGTATTTCCATCAACATTTAAAGTTATCTGATATTCCTGTTTCATGTTTTCTTTTAATGTTTTTTTAGCTACTTTCTTGGCTGTACTTTTCCCTTTTGTCTTAACTTTTAAGGTTTTTTCTTTTTTACTTCTGACTTTTTTACCTTCTGCTTTCTTTTTCAACTTCTCTTTTGATTCCTTGATTGTCTTACCTTTTTTCTTCATTTTAGCCTCTTATTTTTTCTTGGATTTAACCCTTTTACTAGATTTCCTACTTTTAGAAGGTTTGCTATTGTTCTTTGATTTTTTGTTTTCTGATGATTTTTCTTCTGAGCTTTCAGTTGTAACTTGATTACGTTTTTCAAGCTCTTTTTTTGTAATAATTTCCTTAATAACTTTTTTCTTATCAGGATCATAATAGGAAACTTCAACGTTATCATAAATTTCCTTATTTTTCTTTTTCAAGCTGAAACTTCTTATTCTTTCATCATTAATATTAAAAATCTCAACAGTATTATTCTTTTCCATTTCTTCGTCATCGAAAATGATTATCTTGTCATCAGATACCTTCATATTTAACCCAGTTTCCTTGACAACTCTATTAATAAAAGCCAAATCCGTTTCTTGATTCTGATCTAACCTTTCAAAAAACTCATTTTCTGCATATATTTCTGCATTCATTTCGTGTTTATTTGCAATCTGTGTAACAAGCTCTTTTAGAGTTATCCTTTCCCAAGCAACACTATTTTTCTGGTCTCTAATATTCTGGTCTAATGGTAAAGCTAAGCATTTCAGATTAAGCCTATTATTTTCAAAAGTTGGCTCATCTACATAAAAAGTTCCTAAATCCAAAAAATTAGTTTCATTTTCCTTTTCTTCGTGGATTCCTACAAGAAGCTGTGCATTTTCATCAGGATACCACTCTTTCAGCCAGCGATAATCCAAGTTTTCAAGCTCCATTTCCAAGTCATCTATTGCATTTTTAGAATTGTCAGTGTAATTCAGAGATGAAATAGAATGGGCTATCTCATCAGAAATATCGACTTTATTAAAAATAACAATTACTCTTATATTTCTAGCAAAAGCCACTTCTATTCACCTCTTTTCCAAGGCGGTAAATTTTCATCATTTTCAACTTCTTCGGAAATTTCAGGAATAATAATAGGAATGTTGGCATCGAAAATGGCAATGTCGATTAACCTTAAATTGCTTCTTATAAGATCATGAAAATATCCTTCACTTCCATAAACTTTGTAAGAAATTAAGTCCCAAGTGTCGCCTGAAACTGTTCTGTACACTTTTACCTTTGCCATTATCCAAATGCCGTCCTTTCTCTTTTGTTTATATCTCCTGCTATTACTTTCCTTACAATTCTTTCAACTTCCGATGGATTTCCACCATTTACATTTATAGTGATTGAATAATTATTTCCGCCATAAGAATTACCACCTTTTAAGTTACTTACCCTGTCTCTTAAATTAGCAACTTTATCCCTCAAGGTGCTTCTAGTTTGAGAATTATTAAGTATTCTCGTACCTTTCGGAAGATTTAAAAGCATTTCGCTTTCAGCTAGGAAGGCTGGTTTACCAGGTATTTGAATTAATTCTGCTCCACGTTCTGCTACTGTTGTAAGCCCTCCGCTCCAGTAGTTTGTTCCAGCAGCATTCATTCCTAACATTCCTTTAATTCCGTTTGAAATCGGATTATTTGCAACTGCTGATTTTATATCGTTCCATTTTTGCTTAAAATAATCAACTACTCCATCAATAGCTTTTTTTAGCCCACCAACAACTGTATCAAAAGCACTTTTTATTCCATTCCAAACTTCTGTTGCCTTTGTTTTCATTTCATTCCACTTAGTTGAAAAATAAGATTTAACATCCTCAATCCCAGTTTTTATTTTATTCCATAATTCTACTGCCTTGCTTTTTATAACATTCCACACTCCAATAACCACTCCTTTAATTGCATTCCATACAAATCGTGCAACAGCAACTAAAGTTCTCCATATAGCCTTTATTACCATAATTCGTATTCTTATTTGAATTACAATCGCTATAATTACAGCTAAAATTATTGTTTTTATTACAGTCCATATAACTTTAACAGCTACTGACAACACTTTCCAAGCCATTTTTATAATGTTGATATACATTTTTACATACATCACTATTGCTTTAATTACAACAGTTACCACGACTTTAATAACGTTCCACACAGCAACTACTACTGGTTGCAACACTTTCCAAACAGCTTTTATAACGGCTATATAGGTTTTTACATAAATCGCTATACCTTGCATAACAACGCTTGCCACCACCTTAATAGCATTCCATACTTCCATAACTGTTGGCTTTATGATCTGCCAAATTTGCTTGATAAAATCCACACCTTGTTTAACAATATTTTTTATTCCTGTTATCGCATTCATTACTGTTGGCTTTATCCCTTGCCAGACTTGTTTTATAAAGTTAGCTACTGCTTTAAATATCGCATTCACTCCATTTCTAAACCAAGCACATTTATTATATAAAACTACAACAATTGCTATGACAGCCACTATTGCAACAATTATTAAAATAACAGGATTTGCCATAAAAGCCACTTTAATCGCTATACCAACTGCTTTAAACATTGAACCAATTTTACTTATTATTGGGAAGGCTGTTTTAAATCCTTCTGCAAAACTTCCAGCAGCCTTAAATTTATCAAATATTAACATTCCTTTAGATATTCCGCTAAATACAGGTGAAAAACCCTTTGCTAACCCACCAATTCCAATTTTAAAAGCGGCTAATGCTGCTACACCCTTCAAAATATTTGTAGTTAATTGCGGATGTTTTTGAATAAATTGAGAAAATTTCTTGATTAACGGACCAATCGAATTTGCAACTTGAACTAAACTTGGTCCTAACGCTGAACCTAAATCTACACCCATGTTTACAACTCTATTTTTTAAAGTTGAAAAAGCATTTCCCATTGTCTTTAATCTTTGGTTGTATTCCTTATCGACACTTCCAGCTGTTTTTGCTCTGTCATGAGCATTTTTCATATTTTTACTGACTTCATCAATATGTTTTGCCAGTTCAGAGGCTGATTGGATAGATTCTTTACCAAATAACTCTTTAAGAGTTGCTGCTTGAACATCTTTTGGCAACTTCTTAATTCTTTGGAAAACATCAATTAGTGTTCCTTCTCCGTCTTTTGTCATTCTTTTAGCAACGTCTTCCGCATCTAGTCCTAATGACTTGAAAGCGGCTGCTTGTTTTTTAGTCGCCGAAGTTCCAGCCATCAAACCTAATGAAATATTTTTTAAGCCAGTTGCTGCCACTTCCGACGGAACGCCAAAAGAAACCAAACTTGCTCCTAATCCTGCAACTCCCTCTTTAGAAATACCAGCCATTCCACCCAATCCAGCTACTCTGCTTGAAATATCTGCTACTTCTGGAGCTGTAACAGCCACGGTATTTGCTAAATAATTAATTACATCAGCATATTGCATTACTCCGTTCTGATCTAAATTTAATTGTGCCCTTGTTTTTGCCAAAAAGTTTCCTGCTGCCTCAGTGTTCATATCAAAAGCAACTTTAATTTTAGCTGCATCTTTAGTATATCTTTCCAATTCATCTGTTTTTATTCCCGCTTGAGCTCCTGCTCCTGCAATTTGAAATAATTCTACTTGAGATAGTGGACTATTTTCACTAAAATTTCTCATAGCTTTGTAAAACCCTGTTTCCATTTGTTTTGAACTAAAATCAGCAACTTTTTTTAAGTCTGCTTGAGCATTTTCCAAGTCAACTGCTAATTTAACAGGAACAGCCAAAGCTCCAACTATTCCCATACCTTGTATTATCTGTTTATCACCAAAATCATTCATTTTTCCAGCAAATTCTTTTCTTGCTTCATATTTACCTTGTATTTCTTTCAATTTATTCATTTTCTCAAGTTCTTTATCAACTTCTTGAGCTTTATTCCTATAATTTTGAAGACTTGCTCCCTCGGCTTCGATTGCACTTCTTGCGGCTTCAAACATATGTTTCTGCCGTTCTTTCTGTTTATTTAGAGTTTCTACAGCTTTTTCAGTCTGTTTAATTTGTTTTGCTAAATCCTTGTTTTCGTATCCACTTTTTTCATATTCAGCTTTCAGTTTTTCCAAATGTTCTTTTGTAGCTTTGAATTGTTGAGTGATTCTATTATAACTTTCACGAATTTTATCCATTTTTTCAAAAGACTTTTGAGTTTTTTGTAGTTCTTTAGTTTTTTGATCCAGTTCCTTTATGCTTTTACTCGCATTTTTCATAGCATTTGCTACCTGCATCATTCCTGAAACTGCACCAGCTACTGTTGCACCTAAAACTAAATTTAACTCTAAATTTTTAGACATATAACCCCCTTTTCTTTGACGAAAAAATAATTAATCCGCCTTTTTTATTCACTTTCTTCTTCCCGTCTTGCCTTTTCATCCTCAATTAACTGATTCGCCCTTAATATCCAATAATCTAATTCATCAAAGGTACAGGACATTAACGTTTCATAGCTCATATTGATTTTGAAATAGTTAAGTCCTGCAAGCAAATCTGTTATCAGATCCAAAAATATTTCTACATCTCTGTTTGTGGCTGGGGTTCTCTGTTCTTTTTCTCCTCTTCTATATCCCAGCCTTTCGTCAAAAACTTTTTAGTCTGATTCAAAATTTTCAAAAAGTCTGAAGCACCAAGTTTTAATAAATCTCCGTATTTAATTCCTGAAGCCTTTTCTGCAACGCTTAATCCCCAAGGGTCATCGAAATCCTTAAAACTTTCTGCTGCTTTTCCTGTTCTCATTTTGTAATTTCTTGAACATTCCAGCAAATCATTTCCTGTTAAACTGTCAAAATCCAAGTTAATTTCCTTATATTTTTTACTTCCCAAAGTGTATTCTTTTGATAATTCAATAATCATTCATTTCCTCCTTAAATATGTCCTAGTAATCGTCTAATAATATTGTTGTAATCTCCATTTACATTTGCAACTCCATTTAATACATCAATCTCAATAATCGTTTTACCATTTATTGTTAATTTGTAATAAGTTATGCTCATATCAAACGAACCTTCAAATTTTTTACCATTTTGTACTTTTGGCCCATCAAATTTAATGATAAAACCTTTTAGTGTCGCATCTACTCCTGTCATTTTAGGAGAATGTGTCATTCTGTTCAGTTCCTGCAATGCTCCCATGCATTCAATCTGGATGGAATCACTGTTATTAAAATTTAGCAACGTGTCATTCATACTATCCATTTTTATTTTTGCAGACATTTTTTTATAATGCCCAATTAATGGAGCTTCAAATTCCGCTGCCATTCCAAGTTGTTCCGTTGTTACTGTTGCATACTCTACATTTGGTAATTCAACTTCTCCAACACCTTCAAGATTGTTTGACCCGTTTATGTATAAATCAGCATCCACAATCGCTAAAGGTAATTTTGTCTTTGCCATTCTCTAATTCCTCCTTATTTTCCTAAACTATTTGCAAATTCAGTTAATGCATCTACATCATATTTTTTCTTAAATTCAAGTGATTTTAAACCTGGGACAATTCCTAAATTAATAATCCAAGTAATATCACCGTTCATGACATTTGTTACATCGTTGTCCTCGTTCGACAAAACAGCACTTGCACCTAATAAATCATTTCTTGCTACAATAGCATTTAATCTTATATTCATTGATTTCGTTACTGTTTCAGCCATTTTTCTAGAAAATTTTTTGTCCACCTTGTCAAAATAGCTTGTAACCAGTTCATTTCCAATATATTTAAACATTCTACGAGTGTTAGTGAATTTATCTTTTGGGTCTGTTGCCATTGGATTAAGTGCCGTTTCAGAACCCCAGCAACGCCAACCTTTAAAATTAATAGCTGTTACTACTCCATTTTTATTAAGTAAATTTGCTTGCTGCTCTTTATCTAATATTATGTCTTCAAGACTGCCGCTTGAATTTTTCCAGTATAAACTATCACATTTATACGAAAAGTTTGAAGGGTTTTGTGAAGGAATACCATCATTTTCTCCATCTACTGACAACGATAGTGCTGCATAATGAATTGATTGTATATATTTTCTGCCTGATAATCCCAGCATTCCATACAATACAACTTGATCATTTCCGTTAATGTTATTATCATCTTTCCATTTTGGTATTTGGTCATAAGGCTTATCAATCGGTGCATTAATCAATGCTACGGCTTCAAACATATTCCCATTTATATTTTTAGCTTTTGTCTGCATAATCGCCGCAACTTCACTATCACTTGAAAAATCAGGAACATCTATAAATGCTGGCAATTCTGAATATTTCAAATAAACTTCATCCAGCAGCTCTAAGCCCGTTCTTTTCATAGTCAAATTATCGTATCCACCCAAAGCCTGTGCTTTTGTCACTTTTGATAAATCAATCTCTTCATATTCAATATCAATTTTATTCCCATTTGAAGGTGTTGCATAAATTTCAAGCCCTTCATCAGTCCACATTGTTATTGCATCCGAAATAATTTGTGAAGTTGTATTTTCCTTAACTGCCAATGTATCTGTAATTATTTTATGATTTTTAATTAGCACTTTACCGTTTGATAATTCCAAGCCGTTAGTTGTTTTCGTACTGGTTTTATGTTTATTTATATCCAAAATATTCACAACATAAAGCGGAGCTACTCCATACAATTCAAAAAATACCTTTATAGCTTGTGAAATAGAAAAATCTAGATCATAAGTAGTTCCAAAATATTGAATTGCCTCTTTGTAAGTTCCTAATCTTACAAGCTCATTTACTTTCCTATTCTCTTTTTTAACCTTATTCATCGGAGCCATTCCTACTAGAAAATGCCCATAATCCAGCACTATCGGCAAGGAAATATCACTTGACGTTTCACTCTGATAAGTTCCGTGTTTATATCCCATTATTTTCCTCCTATCCTATTTGCTCTCTAATTTGCTGTGTTACTGCTTCAATTAACTTTTCATTTTGTAACGCTGTACTAACTTCATTAATATCTACTAATATTTTTTTCAAAAGTGGATATTTCTCAAATTTCTCTTTTATCAAATCATTTTCAAAATATGTAACTCCTTTTGTAAATCTAAAATCTTTAAAATCCAGCGTATCTCCTAAATAAAAATACTGTTTTCTATCTTCCATTATTCCTCCTTCAAAATTTCAGGCTCAACAGGATAATCCCAAACCGTAAATATGATTCTTGAAAATATAAAATCCCCAAACTCATCAGTGTATAAATCATATTTAAATTCTTTATCCTCTCGTATCGCCCAACCTTTTTCATCATAAACTTTACTTAAAAGTTTTCTTCTAATTTCCTCACATTTGCTAAGATTATCTATGTAATCCTCATTTTTTGTACCAACTATTATTTCAAATGTAGCATCACAATCATAACTATCCACACCTTCTGTAATTTGTCTCGAATTTAATGCTCTTAAAGTTGCACAAGGAAAAAACGGCTTTTTCTGTCCACTATTTTTATCCATTTCACCATATTTCCTTACTGGCAACGCTCCACGAAATATTTGATAACCAGTATCCTTAAATTCCTCACACAAAAAGTCATACAGACTTTTTTCAATTGTTTTAATACTCATTTTACATCGACAAAAGCCTATTCAACTCATGTTCAAACCTTTCATTCAATTTTTGAGACATAAATTCATCAAGTTCAGGTAAGTAATTTGTAGGCCCCAACATTTGCGGAGCAGAAGGTCCGTATTTTCTTTGAATTGGTAACCTTCCACTTCCCAGCCTTTCAAATGCTCCCAAATGTCCATCTCTATATGCGATAAACGTTTTATCATTCAGCGTTCCACCATTGCCTTTTTTTACTATTGCTGTTACTGGCATTTTTCCAACTCTTACACTCGGATTTAACTGGAAGTGATCCAACCCCAAATAATTTCCACTTGAATTAATTTCAGCTATCAATTTGCCTGGAAATGCCTTTTTAGTTGTCAATCCTCTTAATAGTTCTCCGTATTTAACAGTATAAGTTTGGGCTGCATTTTTTACCATTCTCGTTTTAGACATCGCTGAAACTCTATTCAATGCACTTGCTAAAGCTCTTGGTGCTTGCTCTGGAAACTCAATAAATTTATTTTCTATATTATGAAGCGTGTTTTCATCAAATTCAACTGTAAACATCTTATCAACTCCCATTAATCAGTATATCTATACAAATCCAGTTCATACATACCAAAATTTTCTTTACAATTCGCAACTATCCATTCTTTATCATCAAAATCTATCCTCATATTTCCCTCAGGCTTATATTTCAAAGATTTTTTGTCAATAAATACAGTAATCCCTTCCTTGTAAAATCCACCTTCAATTGTTATTTTTCCACTAATTTCCTTCTCCTGAAAACTGTCCTCATCTATTACACAAATAACATCAGTACCATTCAAATTATGTGTTTCTCCGAACCCTTCTGAATTTAAAAATACATTTTCAATATCATTCACAACCATTTCCTTGAAATTCATAAATTACCACCTATTTATTCTTTTTATTTTGTTTATCATCTTTTTCTGTATCCTGATTATTTCCATCAGTTGAAGTTTCAGATACCACTTTTTCAGCAGTATCTTTTATTTCCTCAATCAATCCTCTTTCAATACAACTTTTTACAACTGATTTTTCCAAAATATCTACTTCCGCCCCTGTTTCATAACTAATTCCGCTATAAATTAGAGGCTTCAACGCTCTATATTTCATTACAACTCTCCTCCTATTTAACCTTCAGTATTTTTATAGCTTCAATATCGTATACAACTGGCAAAGGTCTTGATTCAGTTCTGATTTCTACAGTGTTAGATTTTGAATCTTCATCAGTAAATACTGAACGTTCTGCCACAATAATTCCTTGTTTTACATCCGCTGCTGGTCCATAAACAATCGTATTGTTGCTTGGTGCTAGCAAAACTTTACCTTCAGGGATAAGTGGCTTATTTTCATACGTTTTACCATCAGCTTTTAATACAGAATGTTGTGATTGATAAGAATAAATAGGCAATCCAAATGGTGCAAGAGTTCCAATATAGATTGCTCCACCTGCAACTTCTCTAGGATTGATTTCTCCCGCATGATAATTTCTAATATCCAGTAATTTCTGAATTTTTTCATTTTCTACAAATAATTTTGCAGCTACAGGATCCATTAAAATCATTTCAGGTCTTAATCCTGTAGTTTCTCCAATTTTTGTTATAGCTGCCTGCAAATCTCCAATTATATCCGCGTTAGGCTGTGTCCATAAAGTAGCAGGAGTAATTTCTTCAACTGTTCCGAATTTTATTTCTCCTTTTATTCCTTCACCTTCCACAACAACCTTTCCGTTAAACAATGCTTCAGTACACATAATTTCTTCACGTCTTGTAATTTGTTCCTCAAATTCTGCAAACGATTCAGCAAGCAAGTCCGCTTTTCGTTCTTCAGGACTTTTTCCGCCATATATAGTTTCTCCTGCCGTTTTATTAAAAAATAGTTCAAAAGCTGAAAAAGTTCTTTTTGGTGCTACTTTTGGAGCTTGAAAAAATTTACTTTCATAAGTGTTTTTTACCATTTCTGTTCCTGGAATAAATTCAGATACAAAAGGTGCTACAAGCTGCCTTCCTTTTCTAAATTCTATTTCCATTTTTTGATTTTCTGATGTTTTTCTATTTTTAAAAAAATTATCTTTTATAAATGATTTTGGTCTAATTACATTCTGGTCATACAACCCAATAAATTCTATTACTGCTGGCATTATTCCTTACCTCCTAATCCTTTTATTACAATTCCTTTATCTCTAGCCGCTTTTGTAAAGTCTGCTTTCTGTGTTCCTGACTTCACTTTCAGTCCTTCAAATATAAATTCCCCTGAAATAGCTACTGTTGTTTTGGTTTTTGCAGTTGTTCCGTCCGCATTTTCCATAACTATCCCAAATAAATCCGTTCCATCTGAAAGTTCGGCCTCCGCATTTATAGCATCGCCTCTTTTTACATTCTTGCCTTGTGGCACTTCAAATTCCATATATTTGTGTCCTGTACCGCTTAAAAATTGTTCACTGGCATATTCATTGCCTTTTGTTACAAAATCCATTATTTGCCCTCCTCTGTTTTTTTATTCATTAAAGAAAAAATGTTTGAAATATTTACTCCCATAAATTGTTTTTCTTCATTATTTTCCGCTGTTCCATTGTTTGGAGCTGGCGGTGTAAAATTACTTTGACTTTCATTTTTAATATTTTGCAATTTCTGAGTTCTTTCCTCTTTTTGCTTGTTCAAAATATTTACTGCTAACACACTAGCTTCCACAGGCTCGTTATATTTAGCATTTTCAACAAGTTCAGAATAATTTGATACATCCAAGTTATCAATTTCTCTCATTCTGTCCCTTTCTTTAGTTATTCCAGCCTCTTTACCTTCATTAAAGATTTGATTGCAAAGTTCTGGAAATTTATTTTTTAATTCCTCTAATGTCATATTTCCTCCTTCATTTTTTTGGTTTTCTGTTGAATTTAATATATCTCTAAATTTATCAGCTATTTCTTCAGGACTTCCTGTACTATTTACAGAAATATTTATCACTCTCGGCTCTTGATTTTTCTTTTCTTTAAAATTTTTAAATTTTGAAATATCAAAAGCCATATTGTTTATAATTAATTTATTTTCAACAACTTCTTTTTCCACATTTTCATCTAATATTTCATCAATAAATCCATATTCCTTAGCCGTTTCCGCATTCATCCAAGTTTCGTTATCCATTAATTCCGACAACGTTTCCCTATCAGTTTTTGCTTTATTCAGATAAGTTTCAATAATGCTGTCCTTTACTTTATCAAGCATTTCAACAGTTTTTTTCATATCCTGATTGTTCCCGTACGCAAAAGTAATTGGATTATGTACCATAAATAAAGCATTTTTAGGCATTCTTACAGTATCACAGGCACTTGTTATGATAGTTGCTGCACTTGCTGCCAATCCATCTATATTTGCTGTTATTTTAGCCTTATGATTTTTAAGAGTATTCGCTATTGCTACAGCACTAAATACACTCCCTCCCGGACTATTTATGTGCAAAGTTATATTTTCCACATCCCCAAGATTTTCAATATCCTGTTTAAACACCTTATCGGATATATCATCCCAATATTCATCACTTCCAATGCTCCCATAAAGTATCAGTTCAGCTGATTTTTCCTCATCATTCTTCATCACGTTCCAAAATTTGAGTTGTTTCGGCATTCAATACCACTCCTTTCTCTATTAATAATTTATTTTCCTTTGACAAAATTCTTATATTTTGTTCAAAATCTCCCCCATTTAATTCTGCAGTTTCCTTAGTTCTTGTAGAAAGTCCATTATTTATCCTTGTTACTGCCGCATTTGCCTCTTTTAACGGATCTATTTGTCCTTGAGATGGCCCGTTCCATTGAGAGCCACACCACGCTTTATCTATAAGAAAATCCGAACCATAATTTTTTAACTCCACTCTCCCAAGCAAATATGCTTCATTAAGCCACTCCTCATAAACAGGCTGGGTAAAATTCTCTATAAACCATTCACGCCTTTTCCTAAACATTTTCCACGCTTCCAGAAGTGCTGCACGACTTGCTGAATAACTTGCCGTAAAATGCTTTATTAAAAGTTCATAAGGAACTTCCAAAGCACTTCCTATTTGTCTTAGAATACTTGTAACAAAAGGATCAAATTGAGCATTAGGCCTTCCTGGATTAGTAGCTTTTGCTTTTTCTCCTGGATTAAGCCCTACAACCATTCCTGGTGCAAGTTCTATAGTAGTTTCATCTTCTGAATCTACCAGCAAATCATTCTCAACTGCTTCAAGTTCGCCTACATCAGCACCACTCGAATTTTCGGCATCGCTTTCAATAAAAATTGCATACATTCCGCTTATAACTGCTGCCATTAGTTCGGCTTCAGTGTAATTTCCAAGCTGCTTTAAATTCTCAATAACTGGTGATAATATTGGTATTCCCCTTACCTGTTCAGGTCTTTCTGTAAAAAGTAGATGTATTATATTTTTTTGATTTTCACTTCCATAAACTTTTATAAGTTTCTCACTTACTCCCCCGGTTGCATCTAATGGATGTTCAGATGAAACATAATAGCCTTCGATTCTTCCATTTTTATCTATTTTCACACCTTCGACTACACTTTTATCTGAAATCATATTGTTTGGAGTATATATTCTGTCAGGCTCTAAAATTTCTAATTTTAAACTGTATGGATTTTTTGGAGTTTCAAAATAATTTAATTTTATAAAACATTCTCCATTCATCAGCACTGTCAAAAATACAAGTTCCTGAATCTGATAAAAGTTCATAGTCCCTAGATTATCAATCTTGTCTTTAGACCAAAGTTCAAATTCTTTTTCAATTAAACTTTCTATTACTTCAGCTTCTTCATCACTAATCCCTATTGTTTCGTTATCAATAGCAGACTTTAATTTTAATCCACTCCCAACAACATTCGTATTAATAGTTTTCAACGCCCCAGTAGCCACAGAAGTTCCCATATATAAATCTCTCGAACGTTCAATCAACTTTTTACGGTTCTTATAAATATCCTTTTTTACTCCGCCGCCAGCACTTTGCCAGCCTAGCATTGATTTTTTAGTAGTTGAAGCACCGTGATTTGAATATCCAGTATTAAGAATTTCTAATTTTCTTCTTGCTTGAAACCTTTTAAGTCCTTTTTCTGGATTAAATGCCGTTACCAATTTATCAATAAAATTCATAAAACACCTCCTTTTCTGCTAAAGATTTCTAGGCACACCTCTTCTCACTCTCCTGTTGCCTTTGCCATTTATTTTTTGAAGTTCATTTTCCCAGTAAGCTCTTCCTTTTCTTATTGCATCTATTCCCATTCGAGTAAGTTCCCTAGTTCCAATTTTATAACTAGTTCCAGCCAAAGCCGCTCGTTCAGCTTTACCATATTCAACTATCATTTCCAGAATATATTCTCTTGAATAATTTGATTTTCCCATTTTCTAAATTCCTTTCGACAATATTTTTCTTTTTGTTTGCACTTTTGGTCTTTCTGTAACATCAATCAAATATTTTTTACTCAAATCAGGATTAGCTATTTTTAACGCAGCATAAGCATAATTTCTAATATCCAACGGTTCATTCCTCTTAGTTCCTGTAACAACCCACTTAGTTTTTCTTACTCCTTTTTCAAAAGTTGTAATCTTAACTTCTGCAGTCAATCCTTTAAAGTATGTTTCATCATACCCTCTTTCTGCATTATCCGGAAAATGCATATATCTTGGTCCAGGCAAATCAATTCTCAATCTGGCCATAATAGTTTCTTTCCCAGTATCAGTATTTAATACAAATAGCGAAATTTGTCCTTTATTTGTTTTAGTCGGCCTTGTAATAAACGGCTTGCCTTCTACACTTCCACCTTTTACTCCAAATATTCTTTTAATTTCACGAGGTTTCACAAATCCGTAAGTTGACATCGTGTGATTTCCTCCTGTATCAATACAGGTGCATATTATTTTTATTTTTTGTCCGTTAGCATACGTAAATTCAGTATCTAAAAATCTTTCAAGCTGATTCCACACATGAGTTTCTGCAGGATTTCCTATAAATACTTTATAATAAATCCCCCAGCTTTCTTCATCAGTTCCCCAACCTACAACTTCACATTCCAATCTATCGTCTTGAACATCAACTCCTGCAGTCAAAACGTTTACGTTTTCAGGAATTTCGCAGCCATAATGTTCTTTTCTGTGAAATATTTTTTCAAAATCCATTTTATCTCTTTTTTCCTCAAAAGTTTCACCTAATGCAGTATTAGTGAAAACCTTCATAAGTTGAACATCGCCTTTAGATTCCTTGAATTTTTTTATTATACTTTTCCAAGTCGAAAAAGGACTATACAATTCATTAATATGAAATCCTCTTACTGCTTTCGGATCAATTTCAACATTTCCTGCAATCCATTCTCCCTCTTTCATATTCTTTTTCCACTCATATTCACTTGAAACTTCAAGGCAATCTTGACATTTATGTCCAATATTTTCAAAAACAATATTTTTCCATTCCAATCTTTGCATTGTTCCACATTTTGGACAAGGGATATAATATTCTTCCTGTGTACTGTTTTCATACTCCTGTTCTATTCTTGATTCCCCTCTTACTGTTGGCGTACTTGTTAAAACAATTTTTTTGTTCCAAAATGTTTTCGTTCTCTCAATTGCTAAATTTAACGGATCACCTTCACCCTTTACATCATTTGGAAATCTATCAATCTCATCTGCCAATAATATCCGTATTGGTCTACTCGCAAGTTCAGCTGCTGAATTACTTCCAGTTAAAATAATATATCCACCTGGAAAATCTTTTTGAGTTTTAGTATCTCTTGACGTTTCATTTTCAATTATTTTACTTTTTAATTGTGGTGTGCTAAGTATCATGTCATTTAATCTTGTTGTTGCAAAATCTTCTGCCATTTTTTGAGTCGGCATTAAAAACATTATAGGAGCAGGGTCATAATCTGCATGATGTCCAAAAGTATTCAATAAAAGTTCTGTTTTGGATAATTGAGCTCCATACATCATTATCACTTTTTCTGTTTGTTTATCAGATATTGCTTTCATCACTTCTCTTTGAAACGGTACTCTATCAGTATTCCACCTACCTGGTTCCGCAGAAGTTTTGGAACTTAATATTCTATAATTGTCTGCCCATTCATCAATCGTTAATTTTGGCGGTGGCTTTAATACCGAAATAATTTTTTTAAACAAATTATTTGCTTTTTTTAGGTCTGCCTCTCTTTTTCGGGTTGTCATTTTTCTCTTCCTTTAAATTTTTTTTAATTGATTTAGTGTCTAAATTCTCTTCATCCTCATCTTCATCAATATAATTTTTACTTTTAAACATTTCAGGACTATATTCACTTAATTCTGTCAAAGTATCAGATATTCCTGTTAAAATGATGTCCTGTATTTCTCCCAAGTTATCACAAGCAATTACAGCAGGTGCTAATTTATTAGGCAATGAAAGCAATTTTCCCTTTATATTGACAAGCATACTCGTCATTACTTCTTCAATTACTCCCGCCGGATGTAACTGATTCTTTAACTCCGATATTTTCAAGGCTTTCAATTCTGTATCTTTTTTTATTTTCTTTATTTCTTCTCTAATTTTTTCATCCTTTAAATCCACATCCGCATCATTTTTTAATTCCAGATATTCAATATATGAATGAACACTTTCCAAAAATAAATATTTATTTTGTCCGTTTTTTTTGATAACATTTTCCTCCGCCAAACGTCTCAGATGTCTTTCGCTCAAATTCAGTATTTTAGCCAGCACAACACCTTTTACAATCTCGTCATATTTTGCTTCCATTTCCACCTCCTATCGGACAGGACATGAACTTAAAAAAAATTCATATCGGGATGTTTTCCGGGACTCGCCAGACCCACAGGGCAAAAAAATCTCTCCAAAGTACCTTTTTTTATTTTTTTGATATTTTGTCTTTTATCTTCTGTGCCATTTCCCTAATCTCTTTGTCCATTTCTCTTTTCTTTCTCAAGCTCTCTCTACATCTATCAAGATACATATTATATATTTTTATCTTTACACTATCTATTTTTGTATCCAGTTCATCATTTATATTCTCAAGGTTTTCTAAAAGGGTAAGGCCCTCATCAATACTTTTCTCTATATATTTTTGTAACCATCTTTTTATTAAACTTGTAAGAATTATCAATACAACTGGTATTACTAAGTAATAAAATATAATTGCCATAATCATCATATCTTTAAATCCTTTTTTATTTTTTGACAAAAAAAGAGCCACTAAACAAATAGACTATTTCTAATCTATCTATTCAGTGGCTCACTCATCTGAGGTTTATCTTGCCCTGTTTTTATTATTAAATTTTCTTACTGTATATTCTTTTCCAGTGATTTTACCTTTTTTTAATACTAATGTTATTTTTATATCATCTTGATATTCTTTTGATTTTTTCAAATCCTCAAGTAAATATAAAATTTCTTCATCTTTTAATAATTCTGTTATATCTTCTTTTGTAAATTCCTTGTTATTCACATTACCTCCTAATTATACCTTATTCTGTTGATTTTTTCAATCCCATTTTTTTAAAATATTCCTCTTTTAGTTCTTCTACACTCATTTTATTCACTTTGTCGAATTCCAAAATTTTATTTTTAAATTTTTCAAATTCACTTTCCAATTTTTCTATTAATTCGTCCGGATCTGTTTCTTTGTAATCCCATCCACTATCACCAGAAAATGATTTTTGTGCTAATAATTTAAATTCCCTATTTTTGTATTCAACATAAACCACAAATTTTTAAGTATAACTTCATCTTCAATTCCATAACTAATTTCAAATTTTCTATTTCCCATAAAATTTTTGATTAATTCCTTAAACTCTTTATAAATCAAATAATCTAAATTAATTTTTCCCACGGTTTTTCCCTTCTTGTTTCTTATTTATATTGTATCATTTTTACACTCTAATCGCAAAAAAACTTATAATACGAATCAAACAATAAATTACAAATAAATTTATAGACATACCAATTAAAAATCTTCTTATGCTTGTTATTCTAAATTTAAATACTACTATATTCTTTTTAAATCTTATTACTAGGTTATAAACAAACCACACTAATATTAAAACAAATGCTACAGTAAGAAGGGCATTTATAACTCTCATTATTATATTTAACATATCTAATCCTCTTCATCAAACTTCATTAAATCATCATCATTGTATATAAGCAAGGCTATGAGCACAAATATTCTTGCTATACATTTTAAAATATATCTAATTCCTGAATATAACATTTATCCCCCAAAATTTTAAATTCTTTTTCTTATTTCCTCTACACATTTTTTTATACTGTTCAAACAATCTCTAATTATATTGTCAGCACAATCATAATTTTTACGTCCACAAGTTAATAACCGTAAACTATATGCACCCATTTCATCTGCCGTCAATCTAACCAACACTTCTAAATTATCTAAAAAGTTTTCTATATTTTTATTTTCCTGATATGCTTCACACATTTTTCTTATTTGCTTTTCCATTTGTTTCAAATAAAATTCAACTGTTTCATAAGCTGTAGTAAATTTCTTTATTCTTACTTTCTCAAAATAAACACGATAAATTTCATGCATTTTTTTAGCAACCCTAATATGGGATTTTATTTCATTTGAATAACCGTTTATTTTTCTTTCTTTTATAGTTTCACCAAGTAAATATCCCTTTAAATAACTATACTTTTCTTCAAATTCTCTTACAATTTCTTCTTCCGATAAAAACTCTATCCCATTTGCTCCAACAAAATTAGATAATCGTATATATAGAGTGAAGGTGTCACTATCATCAATTTTAAATGAAATTTTTAATCGATCTATCCCATACATATCACTTTCCTCTTTTATTTCCAAACCGCTAATCGGTTCGTCTTTCAAAATTTCAGACAACTCTTTTATTTTTCTTCCAAATAATTCTATGTATTTCATATTAACTCCTTAGCTCTAATTGATTATTTCAAGTTCATTTTTTATATCTTATAGTAATTTTTTCATTCCTATTCCTTCACTTTCCATATTTTATAAATTTCATTACCTATTCCCGCTCCTGACACAACAGATAATATTATTTTTGCTAATTCTAAAAAGTCTTTTGCATTCGATATAATTTTACTTGCTATATATACGACTATTAAGCAAAATATTGTTCCCATTATTTTCCTTACCATATTTCCTCCCAATCCTAATATAATTTTACAAAAAGTTTATCCCTTCTTTTTGAATTACTAATCTCAAATAAATTTATAACTTCATCATTTGTCAAATTGTTACTATCAAAATTCACTTTATACACATTCATTTGTCTATTTAGATTCAACCTTTGCCTAATATCAGTCTGTGTAATAATTCTTTGCACTTCTTCCCCATCTTTTGTGATTACTGATTTATATTCATCTTCACAATATAATATTTTCTATAGTTTCTATTATTTCATCAATCCATTTTTCATTTTTAAGTTTTCCCAAAACCAATTCTGTTTTCAGTTTTAATAACAACATTTTTTTTGAAAACCAGTCTGTATTTTCTTCTAAAAATTTTATATTATGTATTAAATTTTTCTTATACTTAAAAGGGAAAATCCTCATCATCTTCTGTTTCATCATAATCATTTTTGTTACTTTGATTATTTACAGTATTTTTACTTTCAACAAATTCAAAACTATTTGCTAATACTCTTGTAAATCTCCGTTTTTCACTATTTTTCTCATAATCACTTACACTCAAACGCCCTTGTATAAGAATTTTACTACCTTTTTTAAAATATTCAGCAATTGTTTCAGCAGTCTTTTCCCATGCTGTACAGTCAATAAATTCCGCTTCATTCTTATTTTTCTGTACAGCTAATGTGAAGCTGGCATATGCTTTTCCACTTGATGTATATTTTAATTCTGGATTCCTTACCATTCTTCCCATTAGTATCACTATATTCATAATCTATATTCCTTTCTTTTTCAATTTATGCAATTCTTCAACAGAATACTCTAAGGCCCTTTCCAATTTATTTTTTGGAATTTCCCAACTAAAACATAAAATTTCTTTTATATCTTCCATGTTTCTCCTTACAAATTTTCCCAGCTCCTTGTATTCTGTTGTTTTTATTTCATTATCATTTATTTTTAGACAATATAGTTTAATTTTCACTCTTTATTCCTTTATTATTTATCCCATAACCTTTCTGTAAGCATTTTTTGCACTTTCTTCATCAGAATCAATATAAATCTGTGTTGTTTCTATCTTTTTATGTCCCATTAACCTTTGAATATCTTCTATTGCCATTCCACGTTTTGACGCTATTGTCGCAAACGTTCGTCTGAATCGGTGAGGATGTATTTTTTTTATTCCTAAACTTCTTCCTAGTTCTCTTATCAAAATTTCTACTCCAGAAATTTCCAACGGTTTATACGGGTGCATTGAACTTAAAAATAATTTTTCTCCGCTTTTCTCTGTCATTTGCCTTACTTCTAAATATTCTCTTAGTGCTAGTTCAGTGGCAGCATCGAAATAAATCATTCTTTCCTTATTACCTTTTTCAAATGTTACAGCACTTCTATTTTCTAAATCTACATCACTCGTTTTTAGATTTACAAGTCCACCTATTCTTATACCACTTGAAAGTAATAATTCAAATATTGCCCTATTTCTTTTAGAATTAATCTTACCGTATCTAGTTTTATCATTTCCTGATTTCATTATTGCATTTCTCATTACTTCTATATCAATATCATCTATAGCTTTTTTTCTTTTTACAGGCTCTTTTACCTTTTTTACTTTCTTTGAAGGGTTTCTCAGTAAAATTTCCTGTTCCTGCATCCAAGAATAAAAGCTACTTATAATTCTTCTGATATTATTAACAGTAACCGGGCTTACTTTATGCTCAAACTGTTTTGTGGCTAAATACATTTTAATATCATTATCTGTAATTTCTACAAAATTTTTATTAACTGCTTTTGCAAAAGTAATTAGCGTTGCTCTATAATATATCAATGTTTTGTCTGATAAATTTTCTGATTTTTTTGTCATCAAAAACATTCTAAGCAAGTTTTCATCAGAATTTCTATCCACTTTTACAAGTGCATTTTCCCTCTTCTTTAAAACTTCAAGAAGTTTAAATTCTATAAATCTCACATCTTCATTGCTAAACCTTTTAAAAAGCATTTCTTTAAATTCAAAAATTTCATCATTTGTCATTCTCGTCTCCTTTTAGAAAATTTTCATCTGTTCGATTTTATTTTCAGATTTTTCCACTCTCATTGGAAAAGTTCCAAATTCTTCACTTTTTAGAATTGCGGGAGTAATATGTCTATCAATTACTTCTCCATTCAATCCGCTTCCTCTTGTTACAACAGCCTTTAATCCATTTAAAGCCAGTTGAATATAACTCATATTTACACACAAAGGATCTATATCATTACATTCAAAAAATACTATTTTTTGTGGATTAAAACCCAAATCTTTAATTGCTTTGGCAAATCCTAATACCATACTACCTCCACCAACACAAGGCTCTGACACGATTATTATGCCTTTTTCACATACTTGTTTTATAATTTCTTTTCTGCTGTAACTTAATTTAGCACACATATCCGCAATGTGCTGTGATGTGAAAAATTGTCCCATTTTTCCAGCAGATATTCCCATTGCCATATACAATTCTCCCAAAATATCTTTGTCTGGCTCTTTTTCAATTACAATTGCAAGAATAGCGAAACATTCCATATATTTTTTTAATGTGTCTTTATCATACTGCTTTGCAAGATCTAAATACCTAGTTTCCATTTCTTTATTTCCACAACTAGAACTTATCGCAGCTGCACTTAAATTACAAAAGTCACTAAAAGATCTATACACTCCCTGTGTAATTGCTATATCTTGTAATTTTTTTATTAATAATTCTTTTTCTACCATATAAAATCCTTCTTTTATATTTTTTTATTTAAACTCTGTATTTTTATTGTCAAATGCTTTAAAATGCCGAGTATAAATATTTTTCAATTCTCTAACCTGTTCCTTTTTAAGATATATCCCTTCCACATAATATTTATTTTTGAATTTTTCTTGTCCCAAAAAATGTTTTTCAATGTGATGTTTTCTACAAAGAGATATAAATTTTCCCTTTAATCCATCATCATATTTATATCCTCCTGCTGTACTGGCCACAGTATCCCAATGTTCTAAATCAATTGATTCTCCATTTTCAAAATCATGCGGCTTATTACATACTGCACATATTCTCTTTTTCAAACAAATATAAATATACTTTTCTGTATCTGGATATATCTGTGCTGCAAATCTTTTTCTCCCGTTTTTTTCCTTAATTACAATTGGCACATTGTAATCAAGGCCCAATTCAATTAAATATTCAATAAATCTATTAGCAGTATCAATATCTAACGTATCAATTGAATCAGGACTTAATGAAAAATTGGGAATTTCATATTTTTCTGCAAAAAATATTTTCAATATGTCTTTCATATATCCATATTCGCTGCCACCACCTGCAAGATGTTCAGAAAATTGATTTATCAAGGCATATATCATTCTCATCTGCTGTAATGTCATCGCTTTAATTGGAACAATTTCTACTGAATAATTATTTAATATTTTTTCCAGATCTTCCTTTACTCCTGGAACAATCTTTTTCATTGGATAAAATATTTTTATTTTCTTATTCTCAATTTGTGTTCTTAACATTACGATTCTTCCTTAATTTCTATTTTTGACAGTATTCTTAATAACTTTTCCATTTCCGGATTTCTGAAAGCATAATTTAAATAGTCAACTGGATTTCTATAATGATGTCTGTTGCACTCTATATGCTCTTTACAGGCTTTTTCTGTCAAAAAAGCATTACTGTAAATGTGTTTAAAGTCTCCATTCACACAACGAAGTCTAATATTTCTGTTTTCTAAATTTTCCAAAGAAATATTCCCAATTTCCTCTAATGTTTCAATATCATCATCTGTATTTTCTCTTAAAATAGACTTCAACTCCTCCACACCTTCTTGAGTCCATTCAAAAATCCCCAATACCTCTCCTTCATATTCTGCTTGGAAATAATTTCCTTCTTCATTTACATCTGCTTCAAATTTTTCATGCCTAACTTGATACATTCTAGGGTTAGCAGTCATTCTACTACTTTGTGTATTCAATTCGTATTTTAATTTTTTTAAAAACTTAATATCTTCTGTAGTTAAATTATTTATTATCATTTTTACACTCCTATTAACATTTTATTTTTCAACCCTGACAAATCAACTTTATTTTCAATCTGTACAGTTTCGTTTTTATATTCCAACGGTATAAATTCTAAATTTTGAGTATTCTTTACTCCTATACTCTCATAAGTAATTTTTTTTGGATTTTTCTGTCCGATAATTTTATAGTTTCCAGTATAATAATCATTTGTTTCATAAGGATTTTTCATAAATTCTTTGTATATTCCATCAAATTCCCATTTTAAAAAGTTATCAAATTCATCATCCTTCATCGAACACAATCTTTTCCAACCAACAAAATCAATTACAGCATGTATTCCCTTATCCTCAAAATTTATCATTCCACTTTTTCCGCATTTACGGATAGCCTCTATTAGCATTTTTTTAGCCAATATCACTTGATTTTCTACATTTCTATTTTTCGCATATTCAAGTATTTCAGCAACTTGTGGCATAAATTTTTCCTTGCTTGTTTTTATGATTTTAAGTACAGCATTCATAAATTCCTTAGCAGTTAATTCATTTCCCAATGCTAAAAAATAGAGACTTCCTAACCCGTTTGGATTTTTTGTATTTGGATAATTTGTACATAACAAATTAAAGACATTATTAAATTCATCCCTTGTCATCATTGTGTAAATCCTCCTATCAGGTCTTCAATACTTTCATCTGTAACTCCTGTAAATTGATTATTAGGTTTTTGATAATATTCTTTTGTATTTTTAGCACTAGAATCCACGTTAATTTTATCGTCATAATTCCCTTCCAGCGTTTTTAATAAATTAGCCTTATTAATAAACCAGTCAAATGTTATTTGCCAGTTATTTTTATTATCTCCCTGTAAAAATTTAGAAACATAAATTTTGTCCATTGCCTGAAAAATTTCCTCAACAGTATATTCTTTAAGCAATGTTTTTATTGATTTTTTACGTTTCTCATTTATTTTTAGTCGTGTTCCAGATAGTCCAAATGTATTTGCAATTTCTATCCATTTATTTTTTATTTCCTCACACACAAAAGAAAAATTATTTTTTTCTTTTTGGACACTTGTATTATTATAATAACTATTATTAATATAATTATTATTATATTTATTATTCTTATTCTTATTTATTGTCCCCTTATCGTTATACGTGGCGTTCGACGTATCGTCAAAAGTGGCGTTTTCAGGATTTTCATTAATATTTTCTATATTTTCCTCTATTATTTCTGCTTCAATTATTTTGTCATCATCTAAATTATCAGAATTTTTTTTATTTTCTAATGTCAAATTTTCCTCAACCATTTTTGGCTTATTAATATATTTTTCTATTAGTTTCTTAATTTCCTTTTTTTCACATTGATGATAAATAATTTCTATAAATTCTTTCTGTTTAACTTCCTTCAGTTCACTTGAAATTAAATCCTCAAAAGGTTTTCCACCTTTATTAAGGCTTGTTTTTGCCCATTCAAGCAATATTATTTCCCGTGTTTCAGAATCATATTTAATCAATTTATGCTGCTCCATAAATCTTTTCAATAAATTCCCTACTGATTCAATTGAATATCCCATATCAAATGCTATTTGTTTTTTCGTTATTTTATATATACCTATCTGCGTCGATTTTTCATTTGTCATTAAGTATAAATAAAAAAACTTATCTTCGGGAGTCATTTCTTCCTGAACATAGGGATTGCTCCAAAAATCCGTCTGTATCTGTCTAAACTTAGCCATATTTCTCTCCTTCGATAAACAAGTTACCTTATTTTATTTTTCCTATTTCTCCAAGCAATAAAATTCTTATATTTCACAAACTTTACGCCTACCAAACTAACATTTTCTCCGTCAATAACAATATACGGATACTGAATTTGAAAATTTCTTATACCCGTATATGTTACTGATCCCACTCCATATTCTAAAATTAAATTTTTTTCTCTTTTCATTTTCTCTCACTTGTGGTATAATAATTTTGAGAATACGAAAGTGTTTTTAGATCTTTTATGTCAGTGTTTTTCCACTGGCATTTTTTTATTCAATTTCTTCCTCTTCTTCAAATTCGCTTAATATTTCCATTGTTTCATCAAATCTATTTTTATCATCAGAAATACCTTTATTAATTTTCTCAATTATTATTTCCATTTCATCATTCAAGGCCCGTATATCGTTTTTAAGCTCCTGAAAACTTTTAGCCTTACTCATTATCAATTTTTCATCAATCCAAGCTCTCAGCCCAGCTCTAAGACTCACAAAGTACCACTTCGCTACAAACTGTACCTCACCTTTTTTATTTTTCTGTTTACATCCAATCACAAAACATCTTGGTTGACTTTTAATATAATAATTTCCACTCAAATTTATATACATTTTTTATCCTCCAACAATTAATTTCCTTCCAATGCCACTTTTCTTATTTCAGCTATCATTGGAAATTCCCTTTCTATTCTATTTTTTATCATTTTAGAAAAAGCCACTCTCAATTGTTCAATACTTAAATCTCTTAATCCCAAATAATAGATACCTATCTTTTCAGATGTCATTCCTTTTATTCCATACTAAACAATAAAACCACTAAAAACTTTATTAAATTCTCTTAATTCCACTTTTTACTCCCTCCTAATACCCATTTTAATATCTTTACTTTTTCATTCATCTTTTCCGCTTCAAAATCCCATCCTGAAATTCTTACGTGCTTATAAAGTTTCACATTCAACTTTGTAATTTCAATTCCAATTTCTTCCTTTGTTTTCATATTTTTTATCCTCTATTCCAAATTTTTATTCATATCATTTTTTCCTCCAGCTCCAATTTTCTTGTTTTGCTCTCTCAAGTACCTCATGCACTTCAACTTGGCTAATTTTACACCTATTAGCAAGCAATTCCACCTCATAACCCAATAATTTTTTATCTCTTAAAAATGATATTGATAAATTCAAATCATTTAATGTTTCAAGAAATGTTTCCTTTAGATTTTCTATTTCCATAATCCCACTCCTTCCTATTTCCATTTTTTAAAATAAGATGGCCACCAAAGCAATATCGCCAATAATACTGGAAATGCCAAATTTCCCCCAGCAATCCAATGTCCTTTTTCTCTAATCACTTCTAACTGTATCAGAACCGTCATTGTTATCAGAAATATTATTTTTATCAAGTTTTTCACTGTCAGCATTTTCTCCTTCCATTTCTATATCCTGATTGTATATTGTGCAACCACAAGTTCGTTTTTGTTTCTAACTTTTCTAAATTTTATTGTT